CGTGACGATGTTGCTAATGGTAAAGCTCGTGTTGTACACATGAGCGAACCTAAGTACAAAGTCATTGGTCGCATGATCTTCGCTGTGGCGCTACAAATGCTCACTGCCCTCCCATACACCACCTTCATTGGAATTGGACTCAACCCCCACGGACCGGACTGGTCAAACCTCTACGACCGTCTATCCACCAACTCGATGGACTGCCTCTGTGGCGATATATCTGGGATGGAATTCACAATTCCGTTCTATTTTGCCTATCTGTACTGTGGCTGGTGGGACACTGTCTTACCACTCACGGGAAAATGGGCTCGCATACGCAGGCACTACATCATCTCAGTTTTGCATCCGAATGTTGCTATTCTCCGCCGAGTCTTCGCCATGTCAAAAGGCCAAGGCTCCGGCAACGAACTTACACAGCATTTTGCAAGCTGGGTCACCCACACCATACATTTTATGGCATGGAGATCACTTAAGTTAACCGACGATTCTTTCAAGCTGTTAGTTCAAGGAACAACACTTGGAGATGACTCTATTTACACGGTGAAATCTACGCCAGATTATAACATGGTGTACCTCGCCAGCTTCTTCCGCACGCTAGGAATGTTTTACACAGTGTGGACCAAAGGTGACGTCACTGTCCCTTACGCTCATCTGCACTCAGTGGAATTTCTCAAGCGCAGTTTCAAACCAGCTGGTCGCCGCTACATCCTTGCTCCTCTTCGCCTTTCCTCAATTTACGAAAGTATAATGTGGGAAGACAAGTCCGCAAGTGACGAAGATCGCCGGAATACTGCTCGTTCTGCTCTCATCGATGCCCGCCATCATGATCGAGCTACTTACGACCACATCCGCGATGTACTCCTCCGGTTCTCACGACTTAGGAAGATCTCACTCGTGCTCCCCACTTACGACGATGCCATGCAAAAGTTTGCCATCGACTATGGTGAGTACGAGTCCCCCCTTGTCTAAGGACCGACCGGTAGGCATGCCGTATAAGAATCCCAGGTGGCGGACCTGAAGTAACCCCCAACCCGCGGTTGGCTAATACCCATCCGGCTGTGTTGTTATCGTACCGCAGCCACGCCTTGTAAAGGCACCCACCCTCCCCTTGCCTATCGGTCTAACCGCCGAGACAGCATTCCATTAACTGGTTAGCCATGAATTCTGCCACTGAATCATCCGCTCCACAGCAATTGTCCACTGACATGACTCCTCTCACTACCCAGACCCCTATCACAACCCTTGACGACACTGGCACTCTTCTAGAGACTAAGGTGTCGACATCCATTCTCAAGTCTGTCTATCCCCTCCCAGACAGCACGCCTGTTGAGATGTTT